CAAAAGTCGGTTTAAACAAGAGTTCTTATAGTCCTGGGCCGCCTAAAAAATCTCGTCAGGGAACAGGAAATGGCACGAAGTATGCCGCATCTTCTCGCAACGGAGCTCCTAAAAAATATAGAGGACAAGGTAAAGGATGAATCCATACAGTCTAGAACTGTATACCTATCTTGCTCCTAGTAAAATTTGCAGTGGAGTCGGTGTCTTTGCCTTGATTGAAATTCCAAAAGACACGATCATTTGGAAAATCAGAGATGAGGCATATAAAGTGCCCTGGACTTCAATTCCAGAGAAAATTCATCAACACATAGTTTCAATGACTTGGTGTGATGAAGAAGGATTTTGGATTGATTGTCATTTAGATCGTTTTTATCAGGCGTATTATGTCAATCATTCTGATGATCCAAACTGTGGCGTCAATGAAGAAGAAGCATACATTACACTTCGCACCATCTTAAAAGATGAAGAGTTAACGTATAGATACTTAGAAGAAGAGAAAGATTGGTTATGAGTTGTCTAATTACAAATCTACCCGCACAAAAGGTTTGGGTTCGTAAAGAGTATCTACGTGATTTACAGGACGGACACGGTGAGTTTGTTGAGGGTGTCTGGATCTCGGCAAAGTCAATACCTGGACGTGCTTTTTATTTTGAGACTTATTTACCTGAATATGGAGCAATGTTTGATAAACTGCCGATATCAGCATTCGTTGCATCTCCAGAAACTCCAACTCCTGACTTAGATCTTCCAAATTTACAGTTCTGGAACTGTATGGACTACGGAATTACCAATATTCATAAACAATTTATAGGATCCATGCGTTGGGTTGTGCGTACTCGTCACTTTGGGGAGATCAATGGGTCTTATATTTGCACACTCGATAACTATCACGAGTCCACAGACGAAGTTGACTACAGCACCAGTGAAATTCCTCAAGAACACAAGTCATTTAACCTGATAGAACTTGAAAATGGTCAGTATGCACTCTATCCAAACAACAGATGTCGCATATATGACGTGTCATTGACTCCATCAGAACCAAAAATACCCGATTTTAAGGTTTCAACGCAGTGGTTTGAAGTTGAAAATGAACTTGAATGGGGTCGTTTAGGTGATTGTGACGAATATTTCTATACAACACCCGAAGAACGGGAAAATAAATAACTTTTTACCAAAAATTGAGTTGAAACAGTATTCAATGGGCAAACACCTGCTCTTAGAGGTGTATAATGTTGAGTTTGAAACGATTAATAACATACAATCGCTTCAGAATGCCATGATGAAAGGCATTCAACGTGCAAAAATGGAGATTTTAAACACATTTTCTCATCATTTTGTGCCACAGGGGTGTACAATCGTGATTGCACTTGCAGAAAGTCATGTTTCTTGCCATACTTGGCCTGAAAATGGGTGCTTAGCGGTGGATGTGTATACCTGTGGCAATGGAGATCCACGTTTGATTGCCTTAGAAATCTTAAAATACCTTAATTCGGACTCATATTCAATACGTGAAGTGAATCGTTAAATAGAAACAGGGAGATAGCAACCTCCTTTATAAAAGTTCTGTTTTATTCATTAAAACAGGAGCTAAAATGTCTAATTTACCAGTCGATAGAGACCCCAATTATATGAGAGAAATGTGGGGTACTGCTAAACTAATTACAGATTATGAGGCAACGCCACCAAAAAGAGTCATTCAAGAGGTTATGCATGACTTGGCACCTAAGCATGATCTTAAAAAACAAGTTGAACTTCATGAAAAAATCCGTAATGATGAAGATTACGATGATTGGAATTATGGTACAGAACCAGTTTATGGATCTCCCTGGTACTGAATATAAATAAAGCAAGAAAACTTTTTGACAAATGACGATTAAAGGGGTATCTAGGGGTTTTAAAGACATTAGTTTGTCTTTTGAACCCCACCCTGTGACAAAAGATTTGCCTATTTTAAAAAATGAAGCAGCGATTCGTCGTTCTGTGAGAAATCTGGTTGAAACTATACCCACTGAAAGATTTTTTAACTCAATCATCGGATCAAACGTCCGTTCAAGTTTATTTGATTTTGTTGATTTTGGTACTGCATCAGTTATTGAAGACCAAATTCGTGTTACCATTGAAAACTTTGAGCCAAGAGTTACAAATCTAAGATTAGATGTTGATCCACAACCAGATGATAATACATTTGAGATTACTGTCATCTTTGAAATTATTGGTCAACAGTTTCCTGTACAAGAATTTTCATTTTTACTAGAGGCAACAAGATAAAATGCCTTTTACTAAATTTTCTAATCTCGATTTTGATCAGATTAAGACCTCTATCAAAGATTATCTCCGTGCAAACTCAACATTTACGGACTTTGACTTTGAAGGGTCTAATTTTTCTATCTTAATTGATACGCTCGCCTATAACACATATATTACAGCGTTTAACTCTAATATGGTTGTGAATGAATCTTTCTTAGATTCAGCAACTCTAAGAGAAAATGTTGTCTCACTAGCAAGAAATATTGGTTACGTACCACGCTCTAGATCGTCCTCTAGGGCAACTGTCAGTTTTAATGTTCCAACTACCAGCTCGTCTTCTACACTGACCTTAGACGCTGGTCTAGTGTGTGTTGGGACAGCAGATAATAGCGATTATATCTTTTCAATTCCAGAAAGTATCACAACAACGATTAATTCTGGAGTCGCATCGTTTAATAATATCAATATTCATCAGGGAACCTTTTTAAGAAAGACATTTGTTGTTGATGGATCATTGGATCAGAGATTTATTCTTGATAACTCTTTTATTGACTCTGCAACCATTGTTGTTTATGTTAAAGGCATAAGTGATACTGGACTTGGAAGAGAATATAAAAAAGTTGATAACATTTTGAATATTAATAAAACATCTGAAATTTATTTGATACAAGAGGTTCAGGATGAAAAGTATGAACTTTTATTTGGTGATGGATATTTTGGTAAAAAATTAGTTAATGGAACTGTTATTACCGTTACTTATATTGTAACTGAGGGTAAGGATGGTAACGGTGCTTCTAATTTTTCATTCTCTGGTAGATTTCTAGATGCTAATAATGTAATAGTCATTCCATCTGGGTCGATTACAGTTACCACAGTCTCTGCTGCAGCAAATGGGTCTGATATTGAGAGTGTGGACTCAATCAAGTATTTTGCTCCTCGTATTTACTCTTCACAATATCGAGCGGTAACTGCAAGAGATTATGAGGCAATTATTCAATCCGTTTATCCCAATACAGAATCTGTTTCTGTTGTTGGTGGCGAAGAATTGTCTCCGCCACAATTTGGTAATGTTCTTATTAGTATTAAACCTAGAAATGGAGACTTTATTTCTGACTTTGATAAACAGACTATTCTAAGTAAACTTAAGAACTATTCTTTAACAGGAATCAATCAAAAAATTATCGATCTTAAAGTTCTTTATGTTGAAATTGATAGTGCTATCTATTATAATAATCCTCAAGTCACTAATGTCAATAATTTAAAGACGAACATAATTTCAACTTTAAACACATTTGCAACATCTAATATTAATAAATTTGGTGGTAGATTTAAGTATAGTAAACTTTGTCAAACAATTGATAACGTTGATAATGCAATTACCTCTAACATTACCAGAGTTGTCATTCGCAGAAATCTTAAAGCATTAATCGATACTCCTGCTCAATATGAGTTATGCTTTGGCAATGCTTTTTATTATAAACCAGAGGGGTTTAATATTAAGAGTACAGGATTTACTCTACGTGATAGAGTTGGAACATTTTATTTTACAGATACTCCTCAAAGTAAAACAACAGGTATTATTTCTGTTGTTCGGGAAAAAAATGAACAAGGAAAATATGTTGTTGAAGTTGAATCAGCAGGAATAGTGGATTATAAAACAGGGGAAATTAAAATTAGTACAATCGTGGTAACTTCAACAACTGTTCAAAATAATGTTATTGAAATTCAAGCAATTCCAGAATCAAATGATGTAATCGGATTAAAAGATCTATATCTTAGTTTTTCTGTTGCCAAGAGCAAGATAAATATGGTTAAGGATACTATCACATCAGGCGAACAGATATCCGGAGTTGGATATAAGACCACTTCTAGCTACTTAAACGGAGAACTAAAGAGGATATAAGATGATACAGACTGGATTTGAAAGAAGGGTAAAAGTTCAGCAAATAATTGAAAATCAACTACCAGAATTCATACTTTCAGAAAGTCCCAAAGCAGTAGATTTTTTAAAGCAATATTATATCTCTCAAGGATATCAGAGTGGACCCTCTGATATTGCTGAAAATCTAGATCAATATTTAAAGTTGGATAATCTCACACCAGAAGTTATTACTGGTGAAACAACTCTTTATTCTGGTATTTCATCAACAACTGATACTGTTCAAGTTTATTCAACTAAAGGATTTCCAGAAGAGTACGGTCTTTTTCAGATTGATAGTGAGATTTTTACATACACTGGCATCACTACAAATACCTTTACAGGATGCATTCGTGGATTTAGTGGAATCACAACATATAAAAATGAACTAAATCCTGAAGAACTAATTTTTAAAGATACTGAGAAATCTTCTCATAACGCTAAGTCTAAAGTTAAAAACTTAAGTTCTCTGTTCCTTAAAGAATTTTATAGAAAGTTAAAGTATACTTTTACTCCTGGATTAGAGGACGTTAATTTTGTTTCTGATCTTGATGTTAATAACTTTGTAAAAGAAGCAAGAAGTTTTTATGAGGCAAAGGGAACCGAAGAATCATTTAAAATTCTTTTTAGAGTTCTTTATGGAGTTACTCCAAAAGTAATAGATCTTGAAAGATTTTTAATTAAACCATCATCTGCGAACTTTTTAAGAAGAGAGATTGTAATTGCCGAAGGAATTTCAGGAGATCCAAATAAGTTAGTTGGGCAGACAATTAAAAAATCTACGGATGAAACAACACAAGCATCTATTTCTGAAGTTGAAATATTCACAAGATCAGGAATCAATACATACTTTAAAATTGGATTATTTGTTGGATTTGATGAAAAAGATTTGATTGAGGGTAGTTTTACCATTCAACCAAAGACTAGAGTTATCAATCCAGTCTCAGTGGGATCTTCAGTTATTACTGTAGACTCTACAATTGGATTTGGTGCAACAGGAACTTTAATTTCTGGTAATAATATTGTCACATACACAAATAAATCAGTTAATCAATTTCTTGGGTGCTCTGGTGTAACACAAACGATCAGCACTAAGTCTAATATTAGGACAAATGAAGTTTTCTTTGGGTATGAAAATGGAGATATAACCAAAAAAGTAGAAATTGCTATTACAGGAGTTTTATCTAAATTTGAACAAATTAATGATATTAAACTTGCTACAGAGGGGCAAAAAATATTTGTAAAAAATGTCGGTGAAAAAATTAAAAATCCTCAATCTAATAAAACATA